AGCTAGCAGCGGCTGCGACAGGATAGGGTGCAATAGCTGCTACCATAGCAGCATACTCAAGCATGGTGGACAACTTAGTATTGGAAATCTCCCCCTGCTTACCTTGGGGAACCAATCTAGACAAGGTGATATTCTCGTAATGTACCCAAATGCCTATATCTAGCTGTCCTGGAGTATTCCCGTTAGCCATTTGAGCTACATTGACAGGAACATAGATGACATACCAATCATTGTCAACTATTTCCATAAATGGTATTGGATGAGGGTACTTCAACTCAAGCAAGTATGTGCCCACCTGGGAATAATCAATATCGACATGTGGGAATTGTGAAGTGTAAATGGAATTGGCTGAATTGACATCTCCCTCCCAATGATATTGGGCGTCATTAACGTTGTTCCCAAACTCTCTCATTGGTACAGCCAAAATTCTACCTTTACCCATAAAGGTTGTACCACCTGTGACAGTGATAGTGATAGTAGGATCACCTCTGAAAAGTCCCCAATTATGCAAAACGGGACTGACATGAGGTAGGGCATTCCAAGCGTTATATACTTCAGTCGACTGTTTGCCACCATCCGTGAGGAAAGTATCAATCAATCTAGGTCTCTTTAGAAAGTCCATCATCCCATCTAAAGGAACTGGTTCTCTCATTGGGGGTCTTCCACCCCCGGCAACAGCTTCGACAGTCTGTGCCACGTGGCCAATTTCTACTATGGCAGTGTCTGGTGTGGTATTGGTGGTTACCACACTTGTATTTAGTGTTAGTTCTTCAGTAACTGAATTATTTACACATACATCCAACAGTCAACGGTATGTATGTGGGTTTTTGACTCGCATCCATAAGGAGCTTTTACTTGTGCATTGCGCCGCTTGAATATCGCCAAATATTCTACGAGAATTATTGCACTCGGCATCACCGCTTGTTTCTCTATTATTTAGAGGCCCGAGATTGGCCCATACTTTCTCTGTTCTCTAGCCCGAGATTGGCCAAATCACGCCTTAAACAATCCAAGTTTGGAAGATCCCATGACGATACTCCATTTCCAACTCATCGAAGGTTGGAAATTTTACGTCTGGGAACAGACCCTCCAAAACTGGAACCTTTTCATCAAATTTCTCTCTGCCGTGCAGAAACCACTCACGTGCTGCACACAAACAGGCATTCCGATTACGGGCGTCCTCATCCTCAGGACTGACGTTGCACACGTAGCGCAGGGATTTCATAATGGAATTCTCCGAAATAGGGCCAAACCACATTCCATCACGCTTCTCAAAACCGCGTTGCAGATAATTCGTCTCCATTATCGTCTGGAAAACAACTGGTCCATCGCTCTTATCAGCTCTAGTGATGATATAGCCACTCTCTGTACCTTCATCTTGCAAATCCACTCCAATAAGGGACAACCCTTCAGAAACTGATAGTTCATGATCGTCACCAGTGAACATACACCTGATCAAATCAAAGAACCTGACATTGGTTCTCTCGGATTTCCTGTGCTGCACGTGCACCTTATCCGTCTGAACCCATAAGGGTATCTTGAGCAAATTCCTACCTACAGCCATATAGACTAGGATCTTACAAGTTATGCAGTTACCATGAATAGTTTCACTCCTACCACTAGTCAACAATTTATCGAATACAAAGAAGTTACCTAACACAATCAAGACACCACGACCACCCATTAATATACATCTACGGGCTATTCTAGCGTCTTTCTCGCTATAACCACACTTCAAAGCTATTTTATAAACAGCAATCGCATAATAACTCAATAATTTGGACTGCTTCTGGTCTAAAGCCTTCTGATCACCAGCTAATATGCGATCTAACTGGGCGTTGACTTTTGCCAAATTCTGAACACTCAGTCCCCACTGGTAGCTTGCGGCATTAGCAGCTACATAAACACCAGTTTCCAATGGAAATTCCATAAGCACCGCTAATATAGGCAGTAGGTATTTACGCAACAACAAATTGGTAGCCAAATCATTAACATAAAAGAACCTAGCTTTCATCTGAGCTATCTTTTCTACAGGATAAGCTTCGTCTTTGAAATTAGCTTCAGCGACCGTCATAGGAATAAACTCACCTGCAACACCTTCCTCTAGTCTATACATTTCTTCCAAGACCTTAGGATGGATATCCCAAGACTCGTCCGCACGCTGAGTGAAAGCTGTCTTCTTAGTGAGGCCCATACAAGTCAAAGTATGTCCTATAGCCTT